GTCGTAGTAGGCGCGGCTATCCCGGAAAGGGGTTTGCGTGGCTTCGAAAACACTCAGAAGCGCCTCACGCATGTCCTCAATGTCAGCCACTGGCGTTAACTCTCTCTGTAGTCGGCAATCACCCCGGAAGAGGTCACTTGATGACCGACACCCTTCTGCTTCTAGCTTTCCTCGACATCAGGTACTCCTGGCGGGCACCGAAAGCTAAAACCCCGCACACCGCGGCGTCGATCTTCTTCGATGAATCTTTCGACGCCTTACGGATGGTCACCGCATCGAAGTTCGTCGGGTTGCGGCGGGCGTTCAACACATGCTGACGTAAAACCGGGTTCCCGTCGTGGGTCATCTCCCGCTCCAAAACAGCGTCGAGGAACCGTTCGCAGTCCAACGCGAACCGTTTCTTCACCTGGCCGCGCATATCGAACGCCACCGGGTTCCCCGGGGACGCGTTGACCTTCAGCACCCGTTTGAAGTCCCGGCCCCACGCATCCACATAGCTTTCGAACATGTGAACATCAGCGCGGAACGCCACCACATCGAACCGTTCGAAGCAGGAGCGGACCACCGCGTCCACATCGGTGCGGGGAACTTCACCGCCGTACACCTCCGGGTTCCACGCCTTGATCAAAAACAGGCACCCGTCGTCGATGCGGCACGCCACCAACGCCGACCAGTCCCCGGACTTCGACCCGTCGAACCCCAACGTGACCCGTTCACCCTTGGCTAGGACAGCGGCCGGGTCGGCAACCGCGTCCCACTCATACGGGGCGATCCACGAATCCTCCGCGGCGTTCAACTGATTCAGATGCTTGCGGCGGGACTCGGTCACCGGGTTCCGCACATCCATCACAGCGTCAAGGATCTCGTCCACCGGGAGCCACACCGAATCGCCGCGGGCGACCTCAATGCCCTCCCGCAGCTTCGCCACACCCAACTCGTAGCCCTGCGGGTCGTCCTTCAGTGACGGGATCTCCGAAACCGGTGTGTCCGCCGGGGCCTCCAACGAGTCGTACAACACACCAACATCGAAGGCCTGGCCAGCCTTCACCAACTGGAAAGCGTCGTAGTCCCGCTCGGCCACCGAATCCTCACCGGGGATGTGGGCGTTACACAACGACAACTTCCTGGACCCGTGAACCTTCGTCACGTTCCCGCTGATCGCGTTCGCCAACGCATGCCCGCCGTTGGACTCCTGCCACAGCTGCGTCTCGTCCTGAATGACGAACGTGGGCCGGTTACCTTCCAGCGACGTCGCACTGGCCGTGCATGACTCGATCCGGCCGCCGGCGCCGCTGTAAATGATGGTTTTGCACACCTCGAGCTTGTACTGCTGGCGCAACTTGTCGGTGATCAGCACCGGGAACATGCTGAACAAGTTCCTGGTCTGGTCATGGGAACACGCCACGGCGGTCACCCACGCCGCGAACCGCTCCTTACCAACCGGCTCGCCACGCAAATCGAAGTGGCTGAACGACACCGGCCCGCACAGCTCCGCCAACGCGATAGCCGCGGAAAAAGGGTTCTTACCCCAACCCTTGCAGCGCCGAAGAGTCGCAGAAGGATACGTGTAGGTGCCGTCCTCGTTCACCGCGTACAAGTGCAGAGCGAACCGTGTCTGCTCCAACGTGGGAAGGAAAAACCCCTCCCCGTCCGGGGAACGCAGGTAGTTAGCCCACCAGTTCAGGATCTGCCACCCCAACGTGCGTTCCGGGATGAACCACGACCCGTCAAGGGTCTTCCGCCAAGTCGGTCCTTCTATGTTCGGTGGCGCGGGGAGCAAACCTGACTCGTCCACTCCCAACACCTCCTGTTCCCTGATCAGATGATCGGCAGAAGCAGCATCCTGACGAACGCCGACAACAACAACGCCAACGCCAACGACCCCAACGCCAACTGGATCTTCGGGCCGGTGAACTTCGTCGCCACACTCCCAAAGAACAACACCAGCGCGAACATGATCGTCAGCATCGTGTACTTGCCCGACACCGAGCTGTAGATGCTGGACTCGGCCAGTAACTCCTCAGCTTTCGCTGCGAACCGTTCGGACTTCTCCTGCCCCGGAGGGATGTAGGAATCCAACCCCATCGGGGTGCCTTTCGGCAGCTTCCCGTCAGCGGGGTCAACAACCCCCAACCAAGTTCCCTGCGCCTCATCTAACTCCGGGGAGAACCGTTCAACGATGAACGCGGCGAAGTCATCGCGGCCCAGGAGGATCGCTTTCTGCCACTCAATCCACACCGACGCATCCACGGATGTTTGCTCCGCACCGCGGGCAGCCCACCGGGCTGAGTCGGCACGCAACACGTTGGACTCCGACACCAAACTGGAACCCTTACCGCCCCAACGGGAAGCCTCAAAGCTGGCCCACGTCGCGGAGATCGCGGCCACAGCCATGATGATCGCCATGATGTTCTCAAACCATCGTTGGCGGCGCTCCGGGAGTGTTTCGACGTGATCCTTCTCCGGGGCGGCGAACAGGAACTCTCTGATCCGCACCATCACCGAACCTGCATCCGCATCATGTACGACATTCCCGTCTGGATCATCGTCTTCAGCATCATTGCCCCGACAAGTGTCCAAAGCTCGGTGGAGAACAGGTCGGCGTCCGGGCCTATGACCATCGCGCCGGCCGCCAACGCGGCGAAACCAATATCAATGGCGGCGCCCTGAACGAACGTGCGGGTTGTCACCACACCCCCGGAGAACGACTCCTCCAAGTGCTCGACTTGATCCTCAAGCTTGTCGGTTTTCTTATCGACGGCTTTCTCAATAGCTTTCTGCGTGTTCTGCACGAACTGTTGTTTGTTCTGCTGAACAGCGGTGTTGACCGCTTCTTTGATGAGCGCACCTAGGTCGATTCCCGGTGGTGCAGCCGGCGCAGCCGGGGGAAGGTTCTGCGGCGGCTGGTAGGCCGGCACAGGTGCGTGCGCGTAGGTGTAACCCGGTGCCTGCTCAACGTCGTACTGCATCTGCTGGGGTGCCGGGGGTGCCACCGGGCCGGGTGGCGGCGGGGCGGGCCGCGGCGGGCCAGGTTGCTGGCTTTCCCACGGCATCATCGTCGGTCACCTCCTAGAAGGAATTACGGGTCTCCTCATACAGGGCTCGAGCATCCACACCGGCACGCTGACACAACTCAAACACCAGGCGTTGGGTCAACAACCCCTCAGCGCGGATGTTCAGCAGCAAGCCGTGATCGTCCTCTGTCACGCTGTGATGCCACGGCCGGCCGGTCAGCGGGGTTCCCGGAGCCAACGACGGCTCAGGAGCCGGCGGAGGTGGTGGTGGTGGTGGTGGTGGTGGCGCCGGCTCATGCACACCTGGCTCCCGGGAACCATCCAACACCGGCAACGGATCCACCTTCGCCCCCGGATCGTAACCACTCGGCATATACGACAAATGCAGATGCGCAGCAACACCCCCGTTGGTGCCCTCGTTGGGGTTGATGATGCCGATCTGCTGACCCGCTTGGACTTTCGCACCTACAGTCAGGTTGGACTCCCGAACGATGTGGCCGTACTCCCACACCCCGCCACCCTGCGAATCGTCGGAGTCGATGACAAGCCAACCGCACGGGTCCGGGCCGCCGTAACCCGCCGCGGCACCGCTGAACGTCACCGTCCCTGACTGCACCGCGAACACCGGGCGGTCCCCAGCACCGCCGTTGAAACCGAAATCGACCCCGGTGTGGATCGTTCCCCACCGAGGCCCGAACGGGCTGGTGACAATCCGATCCGCGGTGACCGGCCAGAACCGGCCCTGAGTTGCAACTGGGGCGGGACCGGGCAGCGCAGGAGCGTGAACGCTGCCATGCGGACGAGCCCAAATGTAGCCCTTGCCTGCTGCGAGCAGAACGGTCTGCGCCAAAGTCAGCCAGTAACCCCACTTGCCGGGGGTTGACGGCCCACCGGAGTCGGTGATCCACACCGCCCGCTGGTTATCCTCGTCGGAGTACCCATGCGCCGACACATAATGGTAGGTGGTCCCGAAATTGTAGAAATTTGGTGCCGGCCCTGAGCCTTTGATCGGGAACGGGATATTCGATAGGGGGGCAACGAAATTGATGACCAGGCCGAACCCCCCGTCGATGCTGGTGACAAGGTGATCCCAGAAGGCTTCCACCTCAGCCTGCGTCGGCGGGTCATTGGGCAGCGACACGGTGATGTAGTCGGCGTTGTGGACGTATTCGTTGAGGACACGCTCAATGAGCCCGAGGTGGTCGGTGCCACCCTCATGGGTCTGGCACTTCGCGGCCAGGACATGCTCCTCAACGTGGATGCCCCTGTCCGACAGACACATCTGCGCAGAGGCCGGCCCGCACCAATACCCGGTTTCCTGCGCGGCTAACTCCGCGTTGTAAGGAAGGATCTTCTCGGTCATAGTGGCATCACCTCCTTCGCCGGGGGTCTAATCCCGGGTTCCTGTGTCAATTTCTTACGCCTGAAACGCCGTTACTCGCCCTCGGCGGCAGCCTCAGCCGGCTCCACACCAACAACCGCCTCGGCTTCACGCAGAACAGCAGCCAAAGCGTTCGCCCGGGCCTCATCAGTCGGGTCGTCAACCGGAACCTCGCCAGGGGTGGCCGACCACGCCACGCGAACCTCATCCGCGATTTCCGGGTGGGCTGCGATCACCGCGAGCAGAGCAGAATGTTTAGCCTGCAAGTCAGCGAAAACTTCGTCATAACGTGCCATATCTTTTTCTCCTTACCAAGTTTGAAGCGCAGCCCTGCGCCAAGTATCAGCAGCCACACACACATAAATGAAGTCGTTGTCGGCAGCCCAATCACCAGGAGTGCCTGGGTTTGTAGCCGACGCAGGCCGGACATCGACTTTCACGCCAAGGGTGCCTCTGGTCGCAGACCCAGCCGTATTGACCCGCAAAACTCCTGTGCCTTTGGTTTCAATCGTGATGCCGACATTCGGGTCGTCACCAACAGCGCGGATAATGGGCCTGGATCCTGTTTCCGCAGCATTTATTTCGATACCGTTAACCGCAGCTGCGGTAGCAATCGAACTGAATGCTTTTTTGCCGCCAGTCGTCTGATGCAAAAATGTGCCTGTGAAAGTCGCATTTAGGTAGGTTTTGTTGTTCAGTGTGACAACATTCCCGGCAGTCACAACCTGATTCCCAGCAAGAGGGGCGGTCAGATTATTGGCACCCTCCGAAGACGCGACGTAAACATTTCCCGCTTTAGGAAGCAAAACGATATGCGACGGTTGCAGCGGATCAGGTTGCCGCTCAGAAACCAGCATGAACCCGTTCTTACGAACCCGAAGCTTCGCAAACGAATCCGCATCCCCGTCATAACCGAACTGATAGATGTACCCCGAATACGCGATACCACCAGGATTACCAGCCCGGTGATCCACAATCCACAAAGCACGCGGATTAGCATTACCCGTCGCAAGGTTCGTTCCGAAATCAGTCAACCGGAACCGGTTAATCTCCGGAACATCCGACAAATCAACCTGACCGACACCGTTAAAGTTATTCGGAGCAGACGAATCGGACGCGTTCAACCACGACTCAATCCGCGCCTTTAGCACCCGCCACGGCGACACCTTCACCGTGCGGTTAGCAGACCTCGAAACCGGATCAACAACCAAAACCTCGGTTTCATCATCGAAAACGTCGATAGCCTCCAACGAATCGACATCAACAACACCGTCTTTGCCGTCAACACCGTCCCTACCCGGAGGGCCGGCATCGCCCTTCTCCCCGCGAGGACCGTCAACACCGTCCCTACCCGGAGGGCCGGCATCGCCCTTCTCCCCGCGAGGACCGTCAACACCGTCCCTACCCGGAGGGCCAGCATCGCCCTTATCGCCCTTCGGGCCGCGCTCGCCCGGATCACCCTTATCGCCCTTCGGGCCAGGAACAGCAACCCCACCAGAACCATCCCCAGGGTCACCTTTATCGCCCTTCGGGCCGCGAGGGCCGGGAACACCCACAAAACGATTCAACGGCGAACCACCACCACAATGAGACATCCCAAATCCCCAACTTTCCTAAATCAAGTCCCAATCCGGCTCCACGAAAACAGGTTCGTCCTCGTCACCGGAAATGTCGCCGCCTGAATTAGCCTGAGCAGCAGCCGGCCAAACCACACCCAACGAAATCAGCTTCTCCCGAAGGTCATTGACCAAAGCTTGAGTCGAAGCCTCATCAGTAGCAGCAGCCAACACCCCAGGCCTCCGCCCACCCAACTGACGTTCATTAGCGTGGTAAACCCGAACCCTGCCAATGCTGACCGTTTCACCCGCCGAAAAAGCATCCGGCGCACCGATCTGAAAATACGTCGGCTTATTACCAACAGTGCGAGGAGTAAACGACCAAGCGTATGTCACCCACCCCTGACCCACCGCAGGCGTCCTGAAAGTCCGGGAGAAATGGAACGCAGCGTTATTGTCACGAACAATCACCCGTGACCACTCAGCCGCGTTAACCCCACCAGGGTTAGCAACATCCATCTCCACCCAAACCGGCAAACCCACCGTGAACGCAGGCAAAGCCAAGAAAGCACTCGACACGGTGCTCGTCCCGTGAGTCAAAGTGATCGCGTCGGCCCCACCGAAAGCATCAGCAATCGGGACTTTCGTAGCCCCACCCGCTTGCCCCGCCGTGGTAATACTCCCAGCGAGCAACTGGCGGTACGAAGAAGACGAGCCGCCGCCATTATGGCGAATCGTGCCCGGAGTCTGGTGAACCATCAGCGGATCAATCCACTCAGCTACACCAGCAACATTTGAATCCACCAAAGCCACATCGTGAGAACCCATCGTGGTTGCGGTGAAAGGCCCGAACACCGACTTAGCAAGATGGGACGGCTGAACGATAGAAGGGTCACGGAACTCAAGAACGTACTTCGGCTTCGTGCCGTTAATCACGTTGCTGCAAACCTGCAAACCACGCACGTTAGGTGTAGTGGAGTAAATGAACGGCGCAGCGGCGTTCAAAGAGTTCGAAGAGATGGAGTTGTGGGAAATGTTCACCCCGGTAACAAATCCAGACGAGTTCGCACCAAACTCAGGCAATTTGTTGCCGTTCGTGGTTCCTGCCGCAGACTCATCGGCAATGACAACCTTAAAGTCTCCCGCCACTTCGTTCTCGTTACCGAACTTGCAGCCCCGCACGAAAAGATTCTCAGCAGCAGCAGTGTCAGTCGGAGCCGGAACCACCCACAACCCCGTCACCCTCGGCCCAGCCGAATTGTTGGTGACCGACTGCAAAAAATCGCAGTTCTGAACCTGAAGATCGTTACCGTTTCGCACCTTCAAATGCACCCGGTTACGGGTAAACGAGCAATTCTGGATAACCGACTGATTCGAGTTACGACCCAAAGCCACACCAATCGTGCCAGTCGTATTCGCAGACCGAAAAACGCAATTCTCAATGATCCAATACGGCATGTCGAAAGAATCAGTGGCAATAGCGCACTCGGTGTAGTTCTCAAAATGGCAGTTCTGGACGATCAACTTCTGCTGCGAAACATTGACAGTCTTATAGGTGTGGCGCAAAGCGCCAAGACCACCAACAACACGCAGGTCACGCATCAACAAGAAATGCAAGTAATTAGTCAGGTTCAGCAAATACGAACCGGAACCAAGCGTGATCGAACTACCGTAACTACCAGGGTGCGAACCCTGACCCGCACCTAAACCAACAATCCGCACAGGCCGATCAGGGCTAAAACCCAGACCAGAACCCTCATAAACAAAATTCCCGGTAGGGAAGAACAAAGCACCCTTACCGGCCCCCGCCAAGATATCCGCGTGCGCCGCCTCAATCGCCGCAGTGTCATCCGCGACACCATCACCGACAGCACCGTAATCCTTAACGTTGTGATACACCCAACGCGCCGCGTCAAGAGCTTCGCGGCCAGCCTGGGCATCAGCGGCCACAACCAACGAACGGCCAAACACCGACAAATCCCCAAAACCCTCGCCGTTATCGCCCTTCTCCCCCCTCGGGCCGCGAGGACCAGGAACACCCACCACCAAACCACCAGCGGAAACATCATCGCAAGAGAACGAATCACCACAGCCGCAAGACATCACTTCTCAACCTTCACATAGCCCCGCGCCCAAGCCACCCCACCAGCCGGCTCACCCTCCGGTAAAAACACCAACTGCCAACGCGCACGATTCGACACCCGATCAGCGACCTCAGACTCAACCTTGATAGAAGCAAACTCGCCGTCAATTTCAAAAAACCAACGCTCACCATCAGCAAACTCAAAAAACAACTCCCCCGCCGGGAAATCCTGCGGATCACCACACGTATCAACCAAACCGATATTCCAAATGTAATCCCGGCCCCGCGTCAAAAACATCACCGTGTCACGCAAAGACACACCCACCGAATGCATAAACGGCATCCCCTTCAAGTAAAGCCGGGGGAGAGGAGCACCAACACGCCCACCGCGCAGCAGCTACAACCCTCACCCCGGCGGTCAACGAGCAGCCAAACGCTCCCGCAACATCCCCGCCACATCAATCACCTGAGCATCCGACACCGAACGCTCAACCTCCAACCGAACCCGACGCCGCGCACCCTCAGTCACCAACAAATCCGACAACTGCGCCAACAACGCCGCCACCATCTGAGCCGACGGCCGAGAAGCCTTAAACTGCTGATCCAAAAAGAACAACACCGACCGCGCCATCTCATAATCACTCGGCTCATAGAACCGGGCCTGCGCCGAAACCGACAACGACCCAAACAAATCCACCGTCATCGGATGCGGATCAACAAAACCCAACTCCGGCGCCCGAACACACCCAATCGCCGAAACCTTCTCAACCTCAACATCAGGCTTATTCCGCCGAACACGCTCATCA